GCTTTTTCAACTGTGAAGTGTCTGCTGTTGCTGATGCTCCAATCTGAGCAAGGTCGACTAGCGATCCACCAAAGACCATTGTACCGACGTGTTGCAGTTTCATCCACGGACAAATCCACGTTTTCATCTCAGCTTCCTGAATTTTTTGACAGAACCAATAATCCTCAGACAAGTAACGTTTAGACTTTGGATCAATTTCTGATTGGAAGTACATCATAATTTCACGCGAACCGTCAAAATGTTCAGTTCTGACATGATCTGGTTTATAAGAATATTCAGGGAATTTCTCGACAAACGTTTCAAACGTCTTTCGACGAACCATCATAAACCCCGTACCAATTTCAAGAACTTCGACTGGTTCGCCTAATGGAATTTCTCGCTGCCCTCCTTTTGGATTAAACACATAGTCACCGACGTATTTGTCTAATGTATTAGGATCTTCGTCAGCCATTCCTTTGTCAACAGCTAGCTTAATCTTTTCCCAAGAAATACATTTCTTTGGATATGGTCCACCAATAACATCGTATGGAGACTCGTCTGACTGCAATGCCATCAGAGCAATTACGTCGTTTGGATTAAATCCAATGTCTGCGTCGATAAACATGAAATGTGTGCAATTAGATCTCATAAATTCATCGCAACAATAATTTCTTGCTCGAGGAATTAACGACTCGTTGAACAGAAAGTACATTTTCAATTCAATACCATATCGAACACACAACGCAGATAGATCGGCGATCGATCGGGTGAACATTCCCGCACATTGGCCACCATACATTGGAACAGCAAGAAACAATTTATTCTTGCGCAATTGCTCCATTGGAACTTTAATTTCAATAGCCATTTTTATCATTCTCCTTATAATGGTCAATATGCATTAACAAAACAATATAATGAATAGCTTTCAATAAATCATTTTTATTGTTTCCATTTTTTTTACCATAACGCCATAGATACTTTAGTGCAGTATTTCTAAAAGTAGGGCCTGAATCGCCCAACGCAATCCAAGCATCGAAACATTCGATGCCTTCTTTTTTTGTTTTATAATGTTCTGAATATGTATTTTTAAGGTATGATTCAATTTCTTTTAGAATAATATCTTCATTATATTTAAATTTCATCCTATTCCTCACTGAAAAAAATTTTTAAGTGATCGATTGCTTTGATAATCGATTTTCGAAGAAGAATTATATTGCATAACGTAATCACTGTCAACCAACTCTCTTTCGTTGTTTAAGTATGCAAGAACTTCTGTAGCCATATCAGTAGCAGTTTGCACTGGAACATTTTGACAAATATGATTAGCTTTACTTGGTGAAGCATTAACTAATTCAAAATCTTTTGGCATACCCATGATACTCATTGCTTCACGATATGATATATATCTGTCTTCTACTGGATGTGTTAACTTTGTTGGATAGTGACCAACAAAAGCACCAATATAGTCTCTTGGTATAACAGTATTCCTTCGCATGAAGCTCTGGCCATTTTTCAATTTTTCATAACGACGTTTACATTTTTCTACTTCTTTCTCTAGACCTTCTTTTTTCATCCATTCAGCTACTTCAAGATAGTTTCGATATTTTTCAATATAAGATAATATATCATCATTTCTTGCATTTTTTGGTTCAATAATTGAAGCAAACTCTTTATGAGAGATACCAGAATGTATTTCTTCTAAAATGTAACGATAATATGGATCATCTTTTGATGGAGTTTTTTTACTAATTACTTCAGTTTGAAAATTCGATTTAACGTTAGTAATTAATGTTTCAATTGGAATATATTGCTTATTATAAAAATTGAGAATTGGTGTTTTTGTATTTTTCCAAAAAAAATAAAATGACCGTTCGCGTACTTGTGGTAACCCATGTAATAAAGATTTAGTTCGATATACTGACATAGTATATCCATTCATTTTGCCAATTTGCCGTAATTGATTACGAACATTTTCTCCAATTTTTGCAGCAAACCCAGGCGCATTTTCACCCCAAAATACTTCTGGTTTCAATTCATTTAAAACCAATTTTGCTGTTTCAATCATCCATTTGTTATTATCATTATGATCACCATAACCGTGCGATAATGTAGATAATCCAGCACAAGGACAAACACTATTAATAACATCTACTGAATATGGAACTTTACCATCATCGTCTAATAAAATATAAGGTACATCTTTCAAATAATTGACAAGATGAAAATCATTATTTTTAAATGGTTTATAAGATAAAAGATATTCTGGTTTAGAATTAAATGCATTCATCTGACCAAGTGTTTCGCCACCAATCAATGGTACAATACTAGCGTGTTTCATGTAAAACCTTTAATAGTTCGCGTTTTTGTTTTTCTTTATCTAGAGGATGATTATCGTACAGACATTCTCTTTGCTGAATAGCTAATATTTTTAATTCTTCGAAAGATGAATTTTCAATTTTTTCAATTGTATTTCCAACAAAAGCTTCACCATAAATAGATCCTTCTTTGTCTGAGCAAAGAAGAATAGATTCTACATCAGCAACCTGTTGTACTCTTGAACGCCACCACCCAGATCCTTCATGGTAATAAGTTGGAAGTAAACAACCCCAGTTTTTATCATAAATTTTACACATTTCTGGTTCTGTGACTCTTTCAGATTTGTATACGCCTCTTTTTGCGCCATAATGTTTAACTTCCCAAGTTGGATTTTGAAGTTTAAGCCATTTCTGTGTTTTTATTTGTTTGAGTGATGAAAATACCCAAATTTTTTCTTTATTTTCAAATTGAGTTTTATTACTACTAAAGAAAGAAGTTAATTTATTTGTTTCTCCATAGTTATTCTCTGGTCTGCGATTCAAATTATATGGATTTGGATTATAAGTGTAAACTGGACCATTCCAATCTAATCCAAAATTATTAACATTTCCACCATGGAAAGCGCAAATTAACAATCTATTTTCTTTTGAATTGATAATTTTTACGGCATCAAGATATGTTTGCTTTTGCACTTTAATAAATTCTTGAGATTCTTTGCCAACGTAAAGATCAAAAAAATATTGTTTAAAAGCTTTTTCTGATTGATTAATCAAATCATATTCATACTTGGAAAAGCTGTTAAATATCATATTAATCTGCCAATCGTCAAATGCTAGAATGCAATTGGGTCTTGCCGCAACCGTATATAAACCAGTAAAAAGTCTCTCACAGAATGATCGAATAGAATGAAGATAGACAATTACATCATCATAATGAGAAATGTCTTCTCCATGTTCTACGGGTCTCTGTTCAACATTATATCCCATATCTTCTAAGCATCTAATTAAAGAATAATGTGAATTAAGAATTTTCAACTCTTTCTTTAGAAAATAATCACGTTGAACTTGTTCACCATTGAATCCAGTAATTAGAATTTTTTTCATAATGATAAATATCTCCTGCACTGTTGCAATTTTTGATATTCAAATGAATGATTATTTAATAATCTATTTAATGGTAATGGATGTGACAAAATAAAGTGTTGCTTATGTATGCGATTTAATGAATTGGATACAAATCCACCTAATGCTATGATTTTAGAATGATTATCAGTAATTTTTATCAATCTATCATAATTGATCATATTTGCGTGATATCTACCAGGTGTTTTTATTACGTTATAGAACGTATAATCTATATCTAAGTATTTAATCCATTTTTGTAATCTATCGTATGATGAGTTTTTCCTTACATTTTTAACAGAAGATGGATTAATCCCTAAGATTAACGAATTCATATTCAATTCCAACCTCATTAAACATATCTTTTGATTGGTCAAATGATTCTTTCCACTTATATGGAATATTCAAATCAAGAGGCATTATTACTCTTTTAATTCCTACTTGAATAATTCCTTTTGCACATTCAGAACAAATTGGTAAGCCATATACATACAAGAAAGAATTTTTTAATGATACTCCATTATGTGTGGCATTATATATACAGTTTTTTTCGGCATGAACAACATATTTGTATTTTAATTCACGAGTATTCAATCTCTCATAAGTATCTTCAATTTGTCGTGGTAATCCATTATAACCTGTGGCTAAAATTTGACCAATTTCACCAATAGCCACTGCACCAACTTTAGTCGAAGGATCTTTACTCCATCCAGATATATGTTTAGCCAAATCAAGATATTTCTTATGCCATGTTAATGAAATCTGCATCAAAATTTTCCATTATAATCTTTTTTTAAAACATTAATTTCATTCGTTTTTGAATAGTGATCTAGTAGATAGAAATGTCTTTCGTATACATGTAATGATCCTACTTGCCAAAATATATTACCTTTATCAATTGCCAATTCGGCACATAACATTTCAAGAACATGGTTTTGCCATACTCTATCATTACGATATCCAAATATTAAATCATTGCTTCGCATTTGAACAATGCAGTGAAGTGAATTGTTTCGGATTAAGTATTGTACGGTATTTGTGCACATGAAATCGCTTCTACCGTTTTTATTATAATCTATCCACATCGATGGTCTGGTATAGATCATAGTAGCGCGACGAGAATTCTCGTTAATTCGAAGTTCGTTCAAAACATGTTCATATTGATTAAAATTATCTTCATGCCAAATTACCCAACCATAATT